CTTCTGCTGTTTCTTGAGTATTGGTTGATGTTAATTTAACTCTAAATTTAACTGCTCTTGCTACATAGTCTCCTGATTTAAAGTCTTGGTATGATGTATAAGTAACTGCATCTTGAGAAGTAGATATTTGTAAAATAGCATTTGTATCTACTGACGCATTTTCTCCACCATCAAATAAACCCTCTCTACTGTCAAAGAACCCAGAAGCTGAATCGAAATTATCTACGAAGTTTGTGTTATTAACTACAAAATCTGTAATCAATACATTAAATTTTAAAACAGAATTAAAATCAAATGAGTTATTAAAATCATAAGTACCAGATGAAACAATAGTTGCAGAACCCCCATCAAAGAAACCTAAACCATCATCAAAATTTCCACTAACACTATCGAACAATGCAGTATCTAATCTTAATTTACTATCTACTACAACTGTGTTTGATTTAGTTCCTGTAAATGTTGGGTCTTCAGTTAATGTTTGTACTGTTTCAATTCTTTCTTCTAATACTTGAGTTGCAATAGATTGACTTGCATAATTGGTTGATCTGATTCCAAATTTATCTACAGCTTTAATAAAAAATTTACCTTTAGATACATAAGGTGTTACAATAGAAGTTGCTGGTCTTCCTATTCTTGGAACTAAGACAACTGTATCTGCATAATTAGTTTTTGTTGTATCTGAACTATATCTTATTTCATAAAAATCCAAATCTAAATCTGGTACAGGGTCAAATGTATGATGTAATTTATCTCCAACTACATCAATTGAATAGTTTTGAACATCTTGTGGTGGTTCAAATGCTGAATCCACTTCATGCTGTGATGTTGTGTAAGTAGATTTAATTCCTATAGAGTTTATTGCTCTAACTCTTACATCATAGATAGTTCCCTCTTTAACAGGATATTTTTCTACAATAGTATTAGTACCTCTACGCATTAATCTGTAATCTGATGAGGTTGATTCTTTGTATTCTACTTCAAACTGATCTGCAAAAGCATCTGTACTTGTAATATTTACAATTAATTTAGAAACAACTGAACCATCAAATAATTCAAATAATTCATCTGTGATTGATATTGATGGTGCTTCTATTAAATTTGGATTAGGTAAGATTGTATCTGCAATAGTTGGTATAGGATTTTTTTCATTAAAATTATAAAAATTATCTTGGTGTTCAAATAGCTGAACATTTACTGTTAAATCTTCATTAATCTCAATACCTAAAACTCTAAAAGGTTTAGCATCAAAACCACCACTAGGATATGTGATTGCTACAATATCTCCAATTTCTAATTCTAAAAATTCTGATGTTAAAGTTAATTGTATTTGTAATTGATTTCTTGATCTTCTGAGGATTACTTCACAAAGTGCTTCTGCATTATAAGTATTAGTTACATTAGGAAATTCAAAATTACCCTCTAGCAAAGTATTATTATCATCTGCTAACATTGTTGCGTGTTTAAATTCTGATTCAACATTCGTATCATCTGCTGGTGGAAAAGAAACTGTATCATTTTGCCAATTTTTAAATGGATTAACATAAGTTCCAATAACACGATTGTATTTATTGTTTTTTCTTTCTCCTAGTACTTTTGCACCACCTACTACATGATCTGAAGTTATTGTTTTAACTGCTGAGCCTGTACCCTCAATTTTAAGTTTATAAACACCATTATTATAAGTAAATAATGACCTCATAGGATTTAAAAGTTTTTTTACATTATCAATTACTTTTTGATTAGTATCTACAACTGCATTAGATTCAAATTTAATTATTGCTGGAACTACATCAGTTACATATTCGCCATTTGTAAATATTCCTGATAAATCTGTACTGTAACTTCCACCACTTTCTCTCCATTCAAAAACCATACCTGTATTAGTTGGTGCATTACCATAATAAATAATTACAGGATATTGACCACCACTTGTTAAACTTTTACTTCCTGATGCTGATCTGTTTGCGTGTACACCACCATTATTAACTACTAAATTAGATCCTCTGTTAGCTTCTACTTCTTTAAATAAACTATCAACAGTTTGACCATCATCTCCAATATAAACATGAGAAGCGTCATCTGATGTTGTTCTAAATTCATAAGTTGTAGTTGATGTAGGATTTATATAACCAAAGTATCTATCAGATGTATAAGGGCTTGATGTAATGCCACTAATACTTGTTATATTTGTTTCTGATGTTGGAAATCTATTTATAAAAAATCTTGGGTTATCATTATAATAACCATTGAAGTCTTGTCTTTTAAATCCTGAAAGTCCTGTTACTGTTTCTGTTCTTGGTGTAATTTGTTCATCACATACATTGGCAGAAGTTTTAAAAGAGGCAAAATCAGATTCAAATGCACTATCTGGTAATCCTTTTCCATATCTACTATTTCTTAAATAATCTAATAATACTAATGCAGAATTTGGTGTGTATTTAGTAGTATCATCTCTAGGGTCATAAACTTTTTTACCCTCTAAAGTAACTCTAATTTGTGGAATAGAACTAAATATATCTTGATTCCATTCAAATCTAAATGCAATATAACATACACCTCTTAGTCTATGATTAGATGTCCAATTTGTAGAATTAGTTAATATTGATGATGCTACTTGATCATCTGTACCATAAAATGCTTGTGCTTGTATATAAGATTTACTTTTATAAAAATTTGAATCTCCATCAGAAACTTCTCTTACCACTCCATGATCTAAATCTCCATCAAAAATAACTCTTTTATCATCTATAAATATTTGTTCAATTTCTTCTATCTCTCCCTCAGAAATTACACCAGCCATGTACAAGTATTTATTGTCTGACCCTGAACTTTCTAAAAATACTCTAGTAATTCCTACTTGTCGTCTTCCATATACTACAGGGATAGGTGCGTTATTTGATTGTTTGTTAATTAATACACCTCGTTCTTCTTCTGGTGTATCAAAGTCAGGAATATCAGGTGTTGGTATTAGCCACCCAATAAAACTACTTACAACATTTACAACAGCTTCTACTATACCACCCATTAGTGATAACTCCTTTTAAACTTCTGACCTACTCTATAAATATCACTATCTACTCTTAACCAATTTATAGAATGATCTACCTTTAATTGTTTTCTAAAATAATGATAAACCCAACGCATCATTTTAAATGTATTTTTTATAGATACAATCTCAATTAACCATAAATTATTACCTGAGTTCCATTCATTAGATTTTATCTTGCCTGTTTGTTTAAATCTTTTTTCTACAAGATCATGGATATAAGCCCAATTAACAAAACCAACTAATTCATTATTATCATAAAATTTTTTATATTGATTGAGTTTAATTGATGGTTCTAAATAATTATTAAGTTGCTTTCCTTTGTAACGATCAAACTTATTAAATAGATTAATAACATCTTGCATTATGATCTACCCCATTTAATATCTTGAACTGTTTGTGATGCAAATTCAAAACCTAAGTCATTTGCAAAATGTAATTGTTGTGAACCTGTGTTTGTTTTTCTACCCTCTATTTTACTAAAGTCTGACCAATGAGATGCAACTACAATATTAGCATTTGAATTATTAATACTTTCATCAATACTAAAAGATTCAATTCTACCTTTAAATAAAAGGAATGGGTCAGCAATAACTTGTTCGTTGCTATCTAAAAAGCCCTTATAAACTTCTGCTTCTTTCTCCATATAGTTATTACTTAAAAATAAAGATATGATTGTTTGATCTGCACCTGAAAATGATAGAGTTATATTGCTAACTTCTATTTCTGATGATTCTGTAACACTAGATAATCTTGTGAATAATGATGATGCTGAATATGTATTTGAATCAAAAGTAACGTCTTTATAATGGTCTGTAAATCTAAACCCTGAACCTACATTAATATAAACAAGACTAATAGGTTGTAAGCTATCTGTTTCAAGTTCATTCTTTACTGCTGTTGTTAATGTTCTCGTCATGTTCTTCGTAAGTTGTTTGGGTTACACTTTCTGTACCTTTTAACATAGTAAAGTCGAATTTGCTATTAGGTTTCTTATATTCTTTGAGATCGTTAATACTAGCATCTATTTGATCTTCATTTACTATAATTTCAGCAATAAAGTCGGCAGTTACCTTATGGGTAATTTTGTATTTTTTCATTATAAATTTTCTATTAGGTCTATCTGATACTTATAAAGGTCATTAGTTACAATAGAATATTCTTGAATATCATTAGAAAGTCTTACAGTAAAATCAACATTATCATAAATCAAAGCTACATCATCTACTACA